CAGGACCGGGGTGGTCAGTACTGCTCAGCAGATTATCAGGCCCTGTTGAAGCAGCACGACCTTCGGGGCAGCATGAGTGCAAAAGGCTGCTGCTATGACAATGCCTGCGCGGAAAGCTTTTTCCACACGCTGAAGGTAGAGTGCATCCACGGTGAGCGTCTAATCAGTCGCGATGATATGCGTACGATGGTATTTAATTACATTGAGTGCGATTACAATCGCTGGCGTCGTCACAGTGCCTGTGGCGGCCTCAGCCCGGAACAATTTGAAAATCAGAATCTCGCTTAGGCGCGTGTCCATATTACGAGGAGAGGATCAAACTACCTCGGGGAGGAAAATTAGCTGATGGCAATTTCAACTAATCTCAATTACCCGAAGGATTATCTCCCTTGCCCATTGAAGGAGAACTTTGGTCTTAAAGCGACTTCTCCGCTAAAAAGTACAGCGATGGTTACCGGCAGGCGGCGACAAAGGCGAGCTTATACTTCGGTTCCTTCTCAAACGCCAGTTTCATGGATCTTTACTGATGGTCAGGCACAGCTTTTCGAAGCCTGGTACCGAGACATCATTACCGATGGGGCTGACTGGTTCAACATGCCGCTCCTTACCCCTTTAGGTGCGCAAGATTATGTCTGTAGGTTTGTCGATATATACGAGGGACCGACACCAGAGGGCGGTAAATACTGGCGATATAGTGCAACGCTGGAATTATGGGAGCGTCCAATCCTTCCGCCTGGCTGGGCCGAGTTCCCTGACTTCATTGTGAACAGCGATATTCTTGATCTTGCCGTTAACAGGGAGTGGCCTGAAGCATGACAAGACTTAACAGGCTCTATGCCAGCAGCGGTCCGGAGGTGATCATTGAAACGCTGCAGATCACCGTTGGCTCAGATGTTCACTACCTGTACCAGGGGTATGAGGATATTACGGCGACGACGGAGAGCGGCAATACCGTAACGTTTACCGCCTGCGCGATTGACATTGCGCTGCCGGCGCGCAACGCGGACGGTACGCAAGATTTGAAATTCGCCCTGTGTAATGTCGATGGTGTTGTGTCCACGACGATCCGCAATGCCCTGGCTAACAGGTTGCCTGCATCGCTGACATACCGCAGTTTTATCTCCACGGATTTAGCCGCGCCTGCGGCAGTGCCGTATACGCTGAAAATCAAGTCGGGTTACTGGACGGCTACAGAGGTGCAGATCACTGCGGGCTATATGAATGTCCTCGATATGGCCTGGCCGCGTTACCGCTACACGCTCCCTGTCTTCCCCGGACTGCGTTATATCAGCTAAGGAATCCATCATGTTTAACCCTGATAAATACCGTTCAGTCACCTGGCTGAAGGGCGGGCGCGTTTACCCGCAGCTCGACTGCTTTGGCATTGTAAACGAGATACGCTGTGATTTGGGCTTGCCTCGCTGGCCTGATTTTGCCGGGGTCACGAAAGACGACGGCGGCCTCGACCGGGAGGCGCATCAAATGATGCTTACCCTGGAGCGCTGCGACCCCTGCGAAGGGGCTGGCGTGGCTTGCTATTCCGGCTCAGCAGTCACCCATGTGGGGATTGTTGTCAGTATTGATGGTCTGCTGCATGTGGCGGAATGTAATCCCGGTACCAACGTCACTTTCTTGCCGCTGTCACGGTTTAAGCGGCGATTTGTCAAAGTGGAGTTCTGGCAATGACCATTCGTTTTTACCCGTCCCGGCTTCCCGGCGAACCTCTCGAAACGCATGAGCATGGCGTAACCAGCCTTCGTAACTGGCTGGCGGTGAATGTTGAAGGTTACGAGGATCGGGATTTGCCGCCGCTGACCATTGAGGTTGACGGTCTGTCCATTCCGCCAGGCGAATGGGCCACCTGCGTGATCCGCCCTGATAGTGATGTACGGCTTTATCCGGTCCCCTTCGGGCTGGAGGCAGCCACAATCGCGTGGATTGGTGTCGGTATCTCCGTTGCCGCAGCAGCCTATTCACTGTTTATGATGAGCAATATCGATACGGGAGGCTATACATCATCCACAGGGCGCAGTCTCGACCTGAACCCGGCGCGGGCCAACACCGCAAAACTCGGTGATGCCATTCGTGAAGTGTTTGGCCGGGTGCGTATCTACCCAGATTATGTGGTCCAGCCTGTGACCCGGTTCGACGTTGCTGATCCAACGAAGATGCGTGTCCAGATGCTGCTGAGTCTTGGGGTCGGTGACCTGGAATATTCCACTGGCGATATCCGGGTTGGCAGCACCCCGGCATCGACACTACCGGGTTTCAGCAGTACCCATTACCCGCCCGGCGCGGATGTTTCCGGCGATGAGCGCAGCGAGAACTGGTTCAACTCGACAGAGGTGGGTGGAACATCAAGCGGAACAGGGCTGGATATGGCCCAGACCTCACCTGATTCCGACGATATTATCGCTGACAGCATGACGGTTTCTGGTGCATCCGTAACGTTTACAGGTCTTGATACAGATGATGGTGACGATGACGACGAGGATGATAATTCTCTCCCGGACAGCTGGGTAACGGGGACCATAGTCGAAATTAAGGCGCCGACAAATTATCTGATCTCCACCTCTTCTGGTTACAGTGTCTTTGCCAGCTCGTTGCTTACCGAACTTGCTCCCGTAGCGGGTATGCCGGTGACGCTGAGTTTCAACAGTGTCGATTATGACCTCGTCATTGCGTCCTATACCCCGGGTCAGGACGCAGTGCCTGGCGAGGGTGGCAGTCCAGCAAAAATTCAAGCCAGTGCGGCTCCCGTCACCTACGATTTTTCGACCAGCTCCAGTACGTTCATGATCACATGGCAGGGCACCACCTATACGGTGTCGCTGGTAGCGAACTACATCTCGATGTCGGGACTGCTGGCGGCTATCACCGAGGGGCTCACTGGCTCCGGCCTGGTCGCACGGGACAACGGCGGTACCGTACTGATAACCGAGGCGGCCAGTCCTTACGTGGGTGGGGCAATCACATCCTCCTCGCTGCCTGCAGCCGTTTTCGGTGATGCCCCGGTTTACACCTCCGGCACGCCATCAACCGGCGGTAGCCCGGCGGTAACGGCAAACGTGACGCTTGCATATAACAGCACTACGGGAACCGCATTCTCGGGCATGCCTGAAGGTGTGCAACGGATTTCACTTGCTCACCGCGGGAATGAGTACCAGATCGTCTCTGCCGACGGCACAACGGCAACAGTGGCGCGCCTGGTTAATGGGTCCGTTGATGAGTCGTGGCCGGGATTCACCGCCAGGACGATGATCGACTATGAGGCCACCGGCCTCAATGACACGCTGAGCTGGCTGGGGCCGTTCCTGGTTTGCCCTGAAAATGAGACCGTCGATATGTTCGAGGTGAATTTCTCTTTCCCGAACGGTATTTGCGGCTTTGACAGTAAGGGCAAAAAACGGATTCGCCACGTTGAGTGGGAGATACAGTATCGCGTCTACGGTTCCGGATCGGGGTGGGTGAGTCACCAGGGCGAGTATGCGCTTAAAAACGTCAACGGGCTGGGATTCACTGAGCGGATCACCCTCAGTTCTCCGGGACTGGTAGAGGTTCGCTGCCGTCGGCGCAATGAGCAGGGCTCAAACAACGCGCGAGACAGTATGTACTGGCAGGCACTGCGCGGACGGCTGCTGACGCGCCCTTCTCCTATCCAGGTGTGTCGCTGATGGCGGTGACCGTTGAGACGGGCGGGAAGCTGGCGGCGCAGTCAGACCGCCGCGTAAACGTTGTGGCCACGCGGTCCTATGACTCAGGAACGGCCAGAACCATTTCGGGGGCGCTGCTGCATGTCGGGAGCTCGCTGGGGCTGGAGATGGACGTCGATACCATCAACGCACTAGAGTCCGCGTACTGGACGCCACGGGGCGAAAATTTCGATTTCGCCACCGGCGACAGTATCTCGGCGCTGGAAATGCTGCAGATGATAGCCAGTGCCGGGAAATCCCGCTTCCTGTTAAGCGATGGCCTTGCGACGGTCAACCGCGAGGGGATTAAGCCCTGGACGGGGATCATAACGCCGCATGAGATGGTGGAGGAGCTGCAGAGCGGATTTACCGTGCCGTCCGACGATGATTTTGATGGTGTCGACGTGACGTACATCAACGGCGTCACCTGGGCGGAGGAGACTGTTAAATGTCGGACACCCGATAATCCCACACCGGTGAAAATCGAGAACTACAAACTCGATGGGGTGCTCAATCAGGATCACGCCTACCAGATCGGCATGCGTCGCCTGATGAAGTATCTTCAGCAGCGGGTTACATACCAGACCACCACCGAGCTGGATGCGCTCTGCTACAACACGGGCGATCGGATTGTACTGACAGACGATATACCTGGGAACAACACGATTTCCTGTCTGGTGGAGGCGATGACAACGGCTGGTGGCGTGACAACCTTCACCGTTACGGAGCTGCTTGACTGGTCTTTCGAAAACCCCCGTGCGCTGATCCGCTATCAGGATGGCTCTGCATCCGGTCTGATGGTGGCGAGCAGAGTGGGGGATTATCAGTTGTCCGTTCCCCATCTGAGTGATTTTGATGACCCATTGAAGATTGACCAGACTTCACCAGCCATTGAGCCAGTCCGCCTGGTGTTCTGCGGCTCAACGCGTCATGTCTATGACGCCATTGTTGAGGAGATTGCCCCTCAATCAGACGGGACGTGTCAGGTTACCGCCAAAGAGTACCGCGCGTCCTTCTACGACTACGACAACGCCAGTTATCCCGGCGACATTGCATAAAACAGAAATAACTCTCAACAACCCGCTTCGGCGGGTTTTTTGTTATAGGGCGACTATGAGCACATATAAAACCGGCAACCCGCTGGGCTCTGCGGCTGTAAAGGATTTATTTGATAACGCCGAGAACCTCGATTTTGCACTGAACAGCCTGACGGCCTTGATATGGACTGACCGCCTGGGGAAAGTTCGGCCTTCATTTTTTGGAATGGAGACATCATTTCTCAGCCAGATGTCCAGTCAGGAGAGTCGGTTTACTTCTCAGCTGGCCGATCAGGATACGCGATTTAATACGTTCATCGCTTCATCAGGCTATGACATTATTGGCGATTACACGGTGGGGACTATTCCGGAAGGAAACCCCCTGACCATCACCGAGTATAACCAGCTCATTCGTTATAACAACGAACTCTACAAACTCACGGCAGCGACTGATATCCCGTTCACGGCTTCGGGTAAAACGGACGAAACCTGGACTGCTACAGACTCTGCACATTTTGTATCTGTCGGTGATGCTGCTCTTCGCCAAAACCTGGGTTCAAGCGACGGCGCTAAACTCGTTGGTGGAATAGGATTTGTGTCTCCGGAAATGTTCGGCTACCTGCACGGTGTTTCTCCTGATGCCGTGCCTTACTATCAAAAGGCTGTCGATGAAGGACACGCCAGAGGGCTTCCCGTGCAACTGACGGGGAAATATTACGCCACAACCTATCCTCATAAAGTCACTTTACCAGGCGATGACGGGACCGCTTACCCGGGATGGGTGGCTGCAGCGAATGATGCAAATATTGCCGCGGAACCTGAAAATCATATTTACGCGGCGATTCGACTTTATCCCGACTCCGTTATTATCGGCGACAGTATGCAGAACTGCGCGTTAATTGGAGACTGGGATTCTGATACGCCTGTGATTAACAATAACCAGCACATTGGTTATTTTATTTCCGGTGACTCATCAGACGGTTATATTCGCCCGCAGCTGGTTAATCACGGTGTGCGCAACTTCTTTATCGGTCGCTACGGGAATGGCGTTCTTGACCGGTCCACAGAAGATAATTTCCTCATCCGTGATTGCTGTCTGACGGGCTGGTTTATGGGGGCCGACTCCGTTTGCAACGGTTTCGTTGTCGCCCGTGATTGCTTTACCGGCGACGCCTATGGCGGGGCGTGGACGCAACGAAATGCCGCGGTCACGATTCCGTATCTCCCACCCTATCCGGCGGCAGAGATTTTCAAAGTGGGCTGGGTTGATGCTATCCGGTATACGAAATATCACTTTTACGGC